GGTCGTTCGCCATCTTGCGCTGAACTTCCATCTGCGAGTTCTCCAGTTCCTGCTGGCGGATAGCTACCAACGGATCCTGCTGCTGTGCAGGCTGAAGCATCGGCATGATCTCACGCATGATCTGGCTAGTCTGCTGCGCCACGGTTGACTCGACAAGGTCGGGTGCAATCTGCGGCACCATTTCACCTGCGGCCATAGCCTGCTTGGCAGCTTCTTGGAAGAACGCCATGACCTGATCCCGCGCCAGCATACCAATGTGCTCCTGAACGTGTGACAACAGCAGCATGAACGCCTGCGGGTTGGCGGCGCCAACCTGCGAAGACAAGAACATGGCATGTGTCATGATATGCGCTTCGTGGTCCTGATCTGGGAACGCCTGAAGCGGCATGCCCTTCACAGCGTTCGCGTTCTCCGTCGCCGGATCGATAGGCTGCGGGGGCTGCGGAGGCGGCAAGATAGCGTCGATGTTCTTCACATCCAGTGCGTCGTACATGCGCCGGTAGGCTTCATACTGATTGTGAAGCTGCGGAGCCTGCGCTGCCAGTTGCATCTGTGTCTGTGCCAGCGACAGGCGCTGCGACATCGAGAAGATCGACGGATCCGACACAGGCAAGATGTCCACGCGGCCATCGAAGTCTTGCTGCATGATCTCCGGCGGGATGTTCTGCCCGACGAAGTATGGGTATGGCATCGGATTGTCGGCGAACACTTCGGCGAGGAGGCGGAACTCCTGCTTCTGTCCGTAGTGAAGACGCTTGTGGATCGAGGAGATGATCTTCGATCCCTGCTCGATCAGTGCAACTGTGGTTCCGACGGGTGCCTGTGCGTTAGTGTCCGCGATTTTTGCGTCGGCGACTTGGGCAAATCGGCGTCCTGAATCGACGATAACGCCCAGTAGTTGAGCAAGTGTCCCAGAAGGTTCCTTGTATGGAAGGGGCATAAGAGCATTCCGAAGGTCACCACCGGGAGCATCAATATCACGGAACTCGCCAGGAGACAGCGGCTCATCGTCATTGCGAATACGAACACCACGAGCCTTGAAACCAGCAGGCAGGTTCGAAAGAGTGCCCGCATCGATAAGCTGACGAAGGATAGAAGTCGCTGCACGTGACAGTCCACCTATAGTATGAAGCAGGCCAAAGCCATAAAAACCAAACCCAGGCAGAAACTTAAAATGAGTAAAGTATTGTCGCTTTCTCCGTAGAGGGTCCGCCTGTCGATAGTTTCGCACCACCGAGAGAACCTGTCCTGAATCTTCATCCACAGTGACAATGTAAGGTACTTTAACGCCCGTAGGCTCACCATCGGGTCCAACATCCTCGAAACCCTCCAAATCGATCTCTGTATGGATTTCAAGTAATGTGTGAACATCGTCACCATATGATGGACGGACACCCTGCAACTCGTTGCCAGTTTGTCTAATCGAGCTTTCATCGTCTTCATCTCCTGCTTGAAGCTCAATGTCCCGATACACGCCAGCGACCTGTAGCTTGCGAAGCTCGTTTTCTGTCATCCGAACTACATGTGTGACACGCTCGGCTGTGTTCAAGTCACTCGCCGAATACGGAACGATCAAATCCTCCGCCGGAACAAACTTCGAAACAGCCCGCTGCTTGCCGGCATCGAAATAGACCTTCTTGAATGTGGAACCCGTCAGCGGCAGATAGAACAGCATCTGATCCGTGTCCGGGTCATACTCCTCCATGATTTCCGTAATCTGGTAGTTCATGAAGTCCTTGACGCGCTGCGCCTGATCTTCAAGCACCTGATTCGCCGCGCCGATAATCTGCGTCTTCACAGGACCACCAGCAGGCAACATCTCTTTGTATGCCTGCGCCTGAAACTGCGTGACAGCCTCACTCAGCAGTGGATGATGCACACCACTCGCGCCAAGAAACGGCTCGTTGCGCTCCTCATAATTCACACCAAGCAGCTTCAAGCCTTTGGCAATCGCCTCTTCCCAATCCTCTCGCGACTCCTTGTCGTCGTCAACCTTGTCACGAAGCTCGGAAGACAACGTGCCAAGAACAGAGTCGTCAAGAATCTCCGCAAGGTTTGCATTGTGGTCGTACATCTCGGCCTGAACCTCGACCATCTCTTCCATGCCAGCAAGCTCAATGCCGTCGGGGAGCATGTTCTCCTCGGGAAGTTCAACCATCAACTCTTCAGGCATCTCGGTCGCCGGACCACCGGCGCCCATCGCCATATCAACCATCTGCGGAGGAAGTGCCATTAAAATACGCCTTTGAATCGTTGCGGACGAGCAATCGGGCTAAAACCCTTGACCATGCCACCCTTTGCTTTACGAGGGCCGATACGCTTGATGTACTGCTCAAACGTCATTTGCTCGGAATAATCAGTCTCACCCGGACCGGGATCGTAGAACTTTTTGCGAAGCTCCTCGAGTTCCCTGTCCTCTTCTTCAATTTGCTTGTTTTTCAGCTTGCCCATCACATCACCTGTCGTGCCATAGCGCCGATGCCGGAGTGTACCAGCTTTTTAGGTCGTAAGTCTACGGGGCCACCCTTCGCTCGGCGAATGAGCTTGTCATCAAAGTCCGCGCCCAACGGTCCAAGGTTGACTTCGTAAGTCGTTGTGTCGGGGGTCGGGCGCTCATCGGGGCGGTAGCGACGAGTGCGGATTCGATCTCCGAAGTACACTGCACGAGCTTTCTTGTGCTCTCTACCGTCTACCTTCGGCTTTTCCAAACTACCTGTCGTATTATTAACAGCCTCAATCGTGTCGAGTTCAACAATGTCCTGCTTGTCTACCGCCTGCGCCAAGCCTTTTTTAACGTGGTCCTCGTAGATTGTTCTCGGGATAACGTCTGGATCTGATCTTGTGGTGCCATCTGCCTGCCGTATCCTAGCCACAGGTCGTCCACCTGCGTCTCTAAAGTCTTCCCAGTTCGGGAAAATGACGCCATCAAGGCCCTTTTTCCGAGCTTCCGACAGCATCAAGCGAACCGCGAACTGGTTAAAGTACGCATCCGAAGATTTTCCAGCAAACGGGCTACCGGGGCGATATGCACTAGGAGCATTTGGATCGTTAATTGTTGTGACCCAAGTTTCAAAACTTTTCTTTAGCTCGTTCGCGCGTTCTTCACTTAGCCCAATCTCGTCGATAAGCTGGTTCATTTCTGCGATACTGGCATCCGGCTGCGTTGGACGGAAAATACCTTGCTCTATAGTGCCCGCAACATCGGTGGTGATCCGCTGTTGTAGATTCCGCTGAACCATCGCCGGGATACTTGAGCTAGTGTTGCTGAGAGCAACTTCATCAACATTTGAACCAAGAAAGCCGAACACTCCCGGATCTTCCCGGAAAAGTATGTCAAAATTGCCTTTACCGAACGGGTCACCAGCATTTCTTTCAGACAGCAAGAAGTCGAGGGGTTGTTCGCCACGCTCGACAGCGTCTCGAATGTCTCTGTAGATTTCTCGGCTAACCGGTGTACTCAGTGCACCACCACCCTCACTAGCGAAGTCAATGGTGTCCGCGCCTTGCGCTCGTTTAAGAATCACGCGGTTGAGTGTAGCAAAGTCCTCTGCATCGAGGAAACTGGGCATATCATCGCCAGAGTTAAGCGCGCCTTTCAACGCTCTTGTGACAGAGTCTGCGCGTTCAATCTCATTGCCCTCAAGCCGACCGCCACGCACGAGATCCCCGGAAGCATCTATCTGTGACCGACCAGATGGAGGCCGAGCGTCTATGCGGAAGACCGAGAACTCACCGGCACTGTCCATCTGTGTGGTCGAAAGATTCATACCGGCAATTCTATCAAGCTGTGCGTCATCGATAACGGAGGTCAAGTGACCCGTCATTAACTTCGAAAGAACTTCAGCTACGGGCTTTATATCGGTGGCCGGATTCAAGTTGCTTGGAACCCCGGATGGCGCAGCATCGTAGACCGCTTCGATTGCGTCAAAGGTGTCCGTGGGACTAGGGCGATTTCCGCCGATTATGTTCAAGTCATTCCCGAACGCGCTTGCGGTATCGGACTGTTGTGTTTCAAGACTGTCCAAGAACCTCGCTTCGGACGAAGGGCTAAACTCTTGCGAACGGCTTTGCGCGGCGTCATCAAATACTTGACGGAAGTTCGGGCCGCGTTCACGCAAGGTATCGATGTTGAACCGCTCTTGCCCCGTCAAGAAGCGAAACTCATCCCCACGACCCAGTGCAGACTTGCGCTCTGACAACGTCGAATTAGATTGCATCTCTTCAAGAACACCAATCTTACGTCCTTGCGGGTCCGTTATGACTTTCAAACGAATATGCCCAAAATAACCCGGCACACCAGACTCCACGCTTTTTGAAGTGCCTGGTCCACCGTCAGCACCAAGTCGGTGATCGGCAACTATGCCAGGATTTGCGCGCATGTCCCCACCAAAGTAGCCACCACCTCGCGTCTGCACTGTTTTGCCTTCCAAAAACGGTACGGTAGAGTTGGGGTTACTCAGGTAAATATGCATCTGCTCTCCGTACTCCGGACCAATGCTATACTGACTAAAGTCAGTGAGCATAGGTACTGGGCCACCCTGCGCTACATCAGCACCAACCTCGGATTGCAGAAGGGTTTTTACGCGAAGCTGTGGAGTGTAGTCCCGGTACAAAGCAATGACCTGACCACGATATAGCTGATTCGGAGCGTTCTTCTCGAGAAACTCGACAAACTTCGAACCTTCGCGGTCCCGCTTCAAACTTTCACCAAACCCTCCACGAAGTGAGTCCAACACTTCTTCTTTCGACATGGCTCGGTTGTCCGGAAGCCGGTCAACAAGCTGGTACATCGGAGAATAATCGACGATGTCTCCCTGCCGAGCAATGTCTCTAGTCATGACTGTGTGCCGAGCAACCTGTGTGTCCGGACTTGCGGTCATGGGCATAACACGATCCGTCGGGATCAGTGGCGTATCTACTACGCCAGTGAATCCTTCCTGCGGAGTATCAGATACAACTGGAGTTTCGCCGGGACCAAAAAGCTCCTCGTATTCAGCATCAATAATATCTTCTGCGGTCGTCGCTGGAGGCGGAGTCGGCTCGGCACTGGCACGGACCTCTGGAGCGGGAACCGTGGGCCGTGCTTGTGGCTGCGGAGGACTGTTTGTAAATAAGTTTTGAAACTCGTCGGATATTGACTCAGGCCAAGCAATACGAGTGCCTGCCGGAATACGACGACCAGTGATGTCGTACATGTCCTCCTGAAACTCGTAGAAGCTAAACGGGCGATTTGTCCCTATAACCATGTCCGCATCGGTCAGACCGGGCACATAGTTAAAAATTGTTGTGCCGTCTCCGCCGGGCAGACCTCCCGGCAAAATATCCGGATTCATAGTGACGGTGCCCGGACCGAATTGGATATCCAACTGCTCCTGACGAATGTTGGGAGAAAACCCAAACTGCTCGTCAACAGAATCAATTCGAAGATCCGGATCCGTCACATCCGAATCATAAGCTCCCTCTGCTGCAAAATACTGGTCAAGTTGCTCAAGCTGTTGCTGTTGATCAACCTCCAGACGCGACGAAGCCTGCGCTTGGACATACAAACGACGAAGGTCGTCTTCTGACCCCTCTACCTCCTGACCGTCGGGCATGCGAACGGAGAAAACCTCGGCATCGTCCGTAGGGGACACAGGTGCCGCCGCAAGCGCATCATCCAACGCCTCTTGTGTTTCCGGGAGAAAAGGTAATAAACGACGACGAGGATCACTCGGTCCTCCAAAACCCATCCTGTCGGCCACGCTCCGCGCTCCAGCATCCGCCCCAGCCGCCTTCGCCAGAAACTTTACACCCTTAAACGCAGCAAACGGATCAGCAACAAACTCACCAAAAAACGCACCCTGCCGAAAAGGATTAACACCCATCCGCGATAGCGCATCAGGACTGTCGCTCGGCGCATCTAACTTGTCTCCCAGCCCCATCGCGCGCATGACAGCTTCCGCGCCAAAGGTGTCACGAAACTCATTCAACTGGCGAAAATACGGAGATTCTTCTTGATTAATATCCTCACCAGTAATCAACTTGTTAACAAGCGCCGGAGCATCCGCAAGCGCAAGAACCACCAAATCCGCCGGCAAACCAGCAATGCCGGACACCATGCCGGCGCCAATACCCTGCGCCACCTGTACACCTTCCGCCATGCGCTCACGCATGGACCGTGGATCGGGGACCGCCTGCCGTGCACGAGTGCCCGCGAACAGTCGAGCCAGTGCAGGCTCAGTCGGGCGTGCAGGTTTGGGCTGTGGAAGGGCCATGATTCCCGAACGCCGGTCCACGGGCGGGGGAGTAGGGACGGTCATCGGACGGCGACGGGGGCTGGACTGGGGCAATTCCATCAATAATACTCACGTTTTCTGCCGGGGAGCATGTCTTCTAGCTCTTCACCCTGTAAAGTAATAAAACCACCCTGACGAAACCGCATCAGGGCCATAGTCATACTATCACAAAAGTCATCGTGGTCACCATTCGGGAAAGAGGCAACCTCTTCAATAACCTCTTCAGCGAACTTTTCTCCAGCAGGATACCAGACTTTTCCCGATTCGAATATAGGAGAGGCCATATGCATACGAGTCATCTTGTCGAGACCGCCCCCACCCCTTTTCCGCCCCGGAGAAAACGTAAGCACCGGGAGGTTCAGTAACCTCATCTCGTCAGCCAACGGCGTACCACTCGCCTTGGCCTCGATCAGCATCATGTCAGGTTCCCAATACTCGTTTTCTTCCTGCGCGATCTGCTTCAACTCCGGAAAGTTCCACCTACCACGCTTGGCGTCCATCAAAATTAAATGCTGCTCTCCATTTTTGTGTGGCTCGAACACACCCCACGTTGTAATGGCGGAATAGTCGGCGGTTTCTTTTTTACTGTATGCCGTGTCATAAGCCTGAATAATATAGTCAAGCTGCGGAATGTCGTTCTCTTCCCACTCGTTCCACCACTCCCGCTTGATAACCGCCGTTTCTTCCGACACAGGATTCTGTTGCCACTGAGCATTCCACTTGCCCAGCGACAGCGAGGCTTTCACCTTCAAAAGCTCGTCTTTTTGCCAGAATTCAGGCCAGAGTGGTTCCCCCGACGGCATAATCGCAGGAAATTCTACCACCTCCCACTGATCGGCCATCATGTCAGCCGCCTGTGCTTGCAGTAACCTGCCCGTCAGATCCTTCTTGGACCAGCGTGTCTGGACAATAATGATTGCGCCACCAGGCTGGAGACGCTGACGCGGACCAGATGTGTACCACTCGTATGTCTGATCGTAGGCCGTAGACGACAGAGCGTCCTGCTCCGAGTGCGGGTCGTCAATAATCAGCAAATCCGCACCACGACCGGTCATTGCAGCGCCCACCCCCGCTGCAAAATATTCCCCGCCCGCGCTGGTTTCCCACCGACCAGCAGCCTGGCTGTCCTGTTTGAGGTCAGTGTCGGGGAAGATCTCATGATATATCGGATCCGCAATGAGATCCCTGACCTTGCGTCCGAATCTTACAGCAAGTTCGGTGTTCATAGTAGCCTGAATGATTTTTAACTTGGGATTTCTGCCTAGAAACCACGAAGGCATAAGGTAGGAGGCAAACTCTGACTTTGAATGTCGCGGAGGCATGTTGACTATCAAACGCTTCAAGTTACCCGATGCGATGCGCTCCAGCTTCTCTGAAATGATTTTGTGGTGGCGCCCGACGATGAAGCCGTCATACACGTGCTGAACGTACGACATAAATTTTTCTTGAGCCACGTCACGAAGCTCAAGGCGCTTTCTCTGCTCTTCGAGCAGCAGCATTTCCTTTAGCACTTCTTCAGGGAGGAGGTCTAAGTTACCCGACATGCTCGAACGATATTACGGCTCATCGAATTTATCAACCCAGCATACACATGC